GTAGAGGTAACTGAGATGATCCGCACAGGTGAATACCGCTAATGCCTTTACAGAAGTTTATCTTTCAACCCGGCATCAATAAAGAAGGCACTGACTACACTGCGGAAGGCGGTTGGTTTGACGGCAATCTAATGCGCTTCCGTAAAGGATTTCCAGAAAAAATAGGTGGCTGGGTAAAATATCTTACGAACCCCTTCAACGGTTCTGGAAGAAAGTTGCTATCTTGGACCACGCTAGATAATGAAAGACTGCTTGGTATAGGGACGAGAACAAAACTATACGTTCAATCTAGCGCGTCTTATGACGATATAACACCTATACGAAAAGTATCAACAAACTCAATTACCTTTGCAGCCACAAACGGTTCTTCAGCTTTAACGGTTACAGATTCTACTAATGGTGCGGCGAAAGGAGACTTCGTTACCATATCGGGTGCAGTATCTTTGGGCGGTTTAATTACGGCAGAAGTCCTCAACCAAGAGTATGTAGTAGAGTCTATTGTTAACACCAACAGCTACTTAATCACTGCTAAAGACACGGCAGGAAATACGGTTACGGCGAACTCTTCTGACACCGGCAATGGCGGCGCTGGAGTAGACGGCTCTTATCAAATAAGTGTGGGGCTGGACGTATACGTTCCTAGCTCAGGTTGGGGAACCAGTGCTTGGGGTTCTGGCCCGTTCGGTTCTAGTAGCCCGTTGAATGTGATTAATCAATTACGCCTATGGTCTATGGACAGCTTTGGCGAAGATTTGATTGCCAATGTTCGCGCAGGCGGGATTTACTATTGGGACTACACAAACTATACGAACCGGGCTGTAGCTTTAAGTGATCTAGCGGGAGCTAACTTAGCGCCAACATTGGGTCTTCAAGTGCTTGTTTCAGACATTGATCGGCACGTTATTGTTCTTGGCTCAGACCCTTTAAATTCTAGCCTTACCGCACGAACCGGCGCGATAGACCCGCTTCTCGTTGCATTTTCAGATCAAGAAAATGTTGCTGAATGGGAGCCAACTTCAACGAATACCGCGGGTTCTTTGCGTTGTTCTGCGGGTTCTCAAATCATTGGTGGACTAAGAGCAAGGCAAGAAACCTTAATATGGACGGACGTTGCTTTATATAGCCTACAGTTTATTGGTGCGCCTTTAACCTTTGGCCTTAACCTAATAAACGAAGGCGTAAGCTTGATTGGCCCGAATGCCGCAGTAAATACCCCTTCGGGAATTTACTGGATGGATAAGAAAGGATTTTATTCGTATCAAGGGGCGGTACAGCCCGTACCTTGTTCTGTTCACTCCTATGTATTTGATGATTTGAACGAAGACCAAGCGTTTCAAGTATTTGGTTTTCTAAATAAACAGTTTGATGAAGTAGGTTGGTTTTATTGCTCGGGCACGAACACGGTTATTGATAAATATGTTACTTATAATTATGTCGATAGAACATGGTCAATCGGAGAATTGTCTAGAACGGCTTGGCTTGATGAGGGTATTGTTTCCTACCCACGGGCCGCGGGCTACGATGGTGACAACAACTACATCTATTCGCATGAAACAGGTTTTGATGATGACGGCGCTCCGATGGACAACGTGTTTATTGAAAGCGCGGACTTTGATTTAGGCGAAGGCGAAAACTTCCAATTTATTCGTAGATGTATTCCAGACGTAAAATTCACCGGTAACGGCGGTTCCGGACAAACAATTAACTTTGTTCTAAAAGCGCGAAACTATCCCGGCGAATCACTGACCACGGATCAAACAACTGCTTTTACTGGAACCACTACCAAGATTGACACTCGGGCACGGGGCCGACAGGCTGCGGTACGTTTTGAATCGGACGATGATGCTGCACCGGGAGTGCGGACGGGAGTAGGTTTTAGGATCGGCGGTACTCGGTTAGACCTACAACCTAACGGCAGAAGATGAGCAAGCTTTTACAGAGTAGATTGCCTTTTGCGCCTATGGCTCAAAACGTAGACGGCAATACCTTTAATAAAGCTATTCGTCTGCTAGAGATTAGTTTAGATGCGTTTAATCCAGACGCTACTCCGCAGTTTACAAGAGCGGAACGTGATACATTAAAGTTTAATGCAGGAGACGTTATTTGGAACGTTTCTATTGAAAACCTACAGGTTTATGATGGTGATAACTGGGTGAGTTTATCGGCGGAATTGCCGTATACTCAAGACGGTTTAGAAGCTACGGGGCTTGTAGGTAGTGTTCAAGTAATTAACAAAGGTTCTATCGTAGTAAACGTTCACGGCTAAGGACGTTTTTCTTCAATAAAAATAGGCGTATACTCGTAACATGGCACAATCAGCACTTAAATACGATGAATTTGATCAAATGGATCAAGTCCCTATTCCAGCAGGCGGTATTGCTACTTTTTTGACGGCGGAAACCGGCTCTTGGGCCGATGATGACGAAGTCATGCCAAAGAAAGGTATTGCGCAAGTTCATCAGATAGCTGACAAGCTTGCCGAGTATGGCCGTAATGAAGACGAATACATGGTTCACGCTGCGGAAGGCGAGACTGTTATTCCGATGGAAGTGTTTGATAAAAACCCCACACTAAGAAACAAGCTTTTTGCTGAAATGCGCCTTATGGGCATTGAGCCAGAACGTTATGTTGTGGGTAATGAGCTTAACTCTATCAACCCTGTTACGGGTCAGCCGGAGTTTTTCCTCAAGAAACTGTTTAAAGGTCTAAAGAAGATCGTAAAAGCAGTTTTACCTGTTGTAGCGACGATTGCTTTGACGATTGCTACGGGTAACCCTGCGTTAGCCTCTGCAATTGTTCAAGGGGCGCAAACTGCAATTCAAGGCGGTTCCTTAAAAGATACTTTAAAAGCGGCAGCGATAGGCGGAATTTCTGGGGCTGTTGCGGGAAAACTGGGGACAAAATACGACCTTTCCTCAGCTAAACAAGCAATGGTTAATTCCGCGATAAACACTACGCTTCACGGTGGAAAGCCAAAAGACATATTAAAAAACGCCGCTCTTGCCGCAGTAAGCGCGAAAGGTTTTGAAGCATTTCAAAATAGGGGAGCGACTCCCACTCCAGAAATGACTCCTACACAACCTGTTCAAGGCGATCCTTCTTTAGCTAGTCAAGATTTATTTGCAAGTGCTATTACCCCAGCCGATGCGGCAAATGTTTCAATTGATGCTCCGGTCAAGTTTGAAACAACTATTGATCCAAATATAGATCCAAATATAGATCTTGCATCTGCCGCCACAGAGGTGGCACCTATTGACGCTACTACGCCTACAACACTGTCTGATGTCCCTGTAAGAACAACCGGTATGGACATGCCGTACAGTGCTGACAATCCTATGGGATATGGAGCGCCTACGGTTCAAGAAATGTCTTCTTCGTTACCCGCGGCTCTTCGCCCTGATTACGTAGCGTCAGATGTTCTTGGTAACGCCTCAACCGGGTTTCAAGCGGCTACGCCAGAACAGTTGGCCTATCAAAATGCAGTTGCTACGCAAACCTCTGCCCCCGCTGCTTCAGCAAGTGGCGATCCTGCATTAGATGCGCGGTTTAATGAAATTATTAACAGAGAGATTACGGTGCCTGATTATGACATTAGCAACATGTCTTCAGAGCAAATGAATCTTTTGGGAGACGGTACTGAAACTCCTCGCGTGGGCGTAGAACCTGCTCAAGCAGATGCCGCCGCCATGCCCGCGACTGAGCAAGCAGCAGTTGATGCAGCAAAAGCGCCGGGTGTAATAGACAGTCTAAAAACTGCGTTTAGTCCAAAAACAGAGGGTTTTGGTACACGGTTTGAAGCATTAGGCGATGTTTTCTTACCTAAAATGGATACAGATGCACTAAGAAAATATTATTCAACGCAATATCCTAACGAGCCTCTCAAAGTTAACGCCTTAATTGACGATGCCGTAAAACGAAACGGTCCTAACTTTATTAGAAAGTTTGGCCCAGCGGCTGCGGCTACTATGATGGTTAGTGCTCTTTCAAAGCCCGAAGATGTTGAACTAATGGACATTAATGACTTACCCACGGGGCAGTCTTTAATTGATGCCGACCCTAGCCGATACCGTATTTACGGTGATGACTTCAGATACCAGCAGCCGAAATTTACGGTTCAAAATGTAGCCGGCCAATATTTCCAACCCACGCCCGTAGCAACCGCAGCGGACGGCGGCATAATGAACGTTTCTGATTTTCCTCGCCGTAACGGCGGTATAGCGGGACCGGGGACAGAGACATCTGACGATATCCCCGCAATGCTTTCTGACGGTGAGTTTGTATTTACTGCGCAAGCGGTTCGCGGCGCAGGCAAAGGTA